TTAGAAGGGATTTGGAATTCCAATCCAAACCGGTCCAAGTCCAACCTGAAAAAGCGGTCCCTCGGTTACCTGACTTACGGGCACAGCCTGCGGTTGTGGTGCCGGAACTACAACCGGCTGTTCCGCCTGTTCCCGCTTCTGTTTAACTAGGTCTCTTAACTGGGCGTCCGATAACTGCGCCTTCTCCTCGCTGTTCAAAGAGTAGAACTGCTCCAGAGTCATCGCTTGTGCTTGGATGCTGATAGTAAGTAAAAGGACAATTAAGGTTTTCATTTTCGAGCTCCTTTTTTAACCCCGCTTCCGCGTGGTCTAGTATTTTCACAAGTTCGGCTTTAGGAATTCTGTCGCTCATTTTCCTACCTCGTGCTTAATGCGGTAGGTAACTACGTCCGCAGCTACCTGTCCCGGGCTTCTATCGAAAAGGTCCGCTAAGAGTAGAACGCTTATAAGCCCTTCCATCTCAGCCCAGTTAGTTATTCCCGGCTCGTCGTTTAAGGCGATCCATTCGACGCCGAATTCGTAGGTTGGCTTTTTCATCTGGTTCCCCTTACTTCGCAAAGTTAATATCGCTACCGTTTACCGTAAGAACCAAGTCAGTCGTGGTGTACGAGTATCCGATCGTCGCCTTACCACCGGGAGCGGTGCAGGAACCAGGATTGTTAACGGTCTGAATATCGATATCCAGCGTCTTAGCCGAAGGGTTACACGAGTAGGTACCGGTAAAGGTACAGGCCGAACCGCCCATCGTAAGCGCTCCCGCGATAAAGCTAATACCTTCGTACTGGCCATCCGGGCAGTCATTCTGGACCGCAGCGCTAGGCGCCTTCCCGCAGGCAGTTAAAAGAAGAGCGAACAGGATAAGCGTTTTCATATTCCCACCTTTGTTTTTCTTAAACTCTTTGTGTCCAAGCTTTATGAGGTAGCGCAGATAAGCTGAAAGATTCGAGTACCCGAAGGCGATCGCTTCCCCCCGTAATTGAGTCTCGTCTAAGTCGCCTGGCCGGAGATTGATGCTTCTGTATTTTTGAGCCTTCACATTCCCTCCTTAACGGCTACAACCCAGCCATCCCGATTGCCGATAACCTGAGCGGCTTTCTTTTTTGCTGCCTTCTCGTTACGAGCCTTAACTTCAACATCAGACCAGTATTTACCAGTCAGCCCAACGAACTCTATTTTCACTATCCAAGTCTTCATATTCCCTAACCTCTAAGATAATTGTAACACACTGCGTTACAACTTAGCTAGAGGATTCGCCTTGGGCTAAGTACTCGTAACCAGGCTTGTTTTAGGCTAGAAAGGCAGGCTTTGGACGTCCTTTAGGGACTTAGCTAGGAACGGGCTTAGACGTACGATTACCTGCTCTGGGAGGGGGGGTTCTACGACGAATTTCTCGGCTGAAATGGCGAAAAACGCGCTGTCATCTATGCCTAGGACGTCGGATAGGCAGTCATGAAGTGCCTTAATTCGGTTACTTACATCTAGGCGTTTAAACGTCTCTTTTTTCGTGAATAGGCGCTCCCGGTGGAAGCCGATGAACGCCTCTACCTCGACCGCGCTACCTTCCAGCATTGCGCGCGCCATTCTGATTCCGCCCGAGTTGGCTTTAGCCCATTTCTCAAAATCCTTCTTAAAGTCTAGAAGGTCTTGAGAGCGGGCATGGATGATTCGGTTATTTCGAACGAAGGCTTTGTACTGGTTGTTGGACGACGGCGGGATTGGAATCCCTTCTAGGATAATTCCGCCGTTGTTCATTGTCTTAGGCGTTCCAGTTTAGGGCGGGGATGATCGCCGTTATCTGCAACGTTTGACCAGCACCCCAAGCCTCGGGCGAGGAGGCTGTAAGACGGCCTGCTTGGTTATCCGCCGCCGCTCTAAACTGAGTAGTCGTATCGTAGAGCGCTATTATGGAGTGGTAAGCACCCTGAACTGCTCCGCCGCTCCCGATTATGGTGTTAGTAGATGACGAGCCTTGCAGCTTAGTCGTGTTGACCGTAATGCCTGTAGGCAACGTAAAGATCCAATCTCCGGTTCCGTATGTGCTCGTGCTGCCCATCGTGATTAAATACGTAACCTCGGCGGTATCACCGCGACGACGCCAGTTGGCGCTAAGGGTTCCGTTACCTATCGCCGGGTTAACCGATACGGCGGTCCATGTTCCCGAAAACGAGGTCCAGGGAGTAGTCACCCCTGTACGCGCGAGAATTACCCAGGCAGAACCGTTGCTCTGAATGTGCACCGCTTCGTTCTGAGTGTTTAGCGTCGTAGAGACACCGGTAATTAGGGTGACGACGTTTACGGATGAATCGGTCTTACGGACGCAGACTGTCTGCCCGTTATTCGCAGCAGAAGCTGCTGGAACGGTAACGTTGAATCCACCTGCGGTAGCATCAGCTTCCACGTGAGTAATATCGGCCGCGATAGAATATGCGGAAGTCTGTGCGGTGACCTTGCTCGGATAGCGCCACGAGGTAGCCGTACCCGCGCCATCGGTCATTAAGAACTGGCCATTATCCCCGTCGTTTGCAGGAAGTACGAAGTTCCAATCGGTTGCGATAACCGGGCCGCTTAAGCGTACCGAGTGAGCAGCTGCGTCCGAGCTACCGAGGTAGAGGTACTTAATGCCTTTGGTTAGCGAGCCTAAGCTATTCCCGTACGCAACGGCGGGAACGATATCGTCACTAAACGAATTAACCTGTAAATCGTTGAACGATAAATCCTTTGTGCCGTCCGAAAGAGCGTTAATTAAATCGTTAAAGTTTTGGTTAACCTGCGTCGCGTCTGCGATCGTGCTATTGGCGAACGTATAGGTAACTGAAGGTGCAGCCATTTATTTTTTCCTTTTAAGTTCGTCTGCGCGGCGCTGTAGTGCGCTGCTGCTCTCTTGGTTAGCCAATACGGAAGCGTTTAAAGTTCCCATCGCCGGGAACACTGCGCGTTGGGCTTCTCCTGCTTTGCGTGCGATAGCCGAAGGAATGGCGGGAGCTCCCCCTCGAAGTAATCCAAGTTTCGGAATACTTGCCGCGTTCTGCATTAGGCCACTCGGCGTAAAGAGACTTCTCCAGCCTTCAGCCGAAGACGTATGCGAAGGGTTATAATCCTTGGGTAGAGCGCCAATCACAGTCATCGCGTTGCGATGCTTAGATTCAATCTCTCCGAGTAATACCTTTCGAACTTCAGGCGGGTACTCGTTTAATTTTCTGAGAAGAACAATGCTATCCAGCTTGTTATTCGGGCTGGATTTCTCGACTATTTCCCGAACTACTCGCCGAGCTAGCGTGTCGAATTGCTCCGGGAACGCAGCCTTAATCCTTAAAAGCTGGTTCAGGTCTCCCTTGTCGAACAAGTCGGAGACTATTTTCTCTGGTGCCGTATCTTTACCCAAATAGTCTTGTATGGCACTGCGAGTGCTTTGCTTATTTGTGCCCTTAACGCCCAGGGCTTCGGAAGTGGTGGTTAACGCATCTCCGTAGGTACGATCGGCTTGCTTTAAAGCGGTAAGCAGTTCGTTTGCTTTAGCACTACGAGATATCTTAGCTCCCGTTGTAACGGAGGAACGCAAGATGCTGCGATTACGTTCGCGAGTAGTGATATCGTACATCTCGCCAATGATATTGCGCTGCGCTTGGGAAACATTCCCGTCTAGGTACTTACCTAAGTTGGTGCGGAATTCTCGGAGCTCCTGAACGGTCTTTAGCCCGCCAATCCGTTTTCCGGAGTCGTCTACGGTACCCAGCAGCGTGGCCTCTAGGTTCTTAAGTAGAGCCTGCGAGGAACCGGTAAAGTCAGTTTTGTTCTCCCGAGCTAAACGCGAGAGACCACGTTTCAAAGCGACGGTCTCAATCGGAGTCTTAGCGAAGGTTTTCTCTAGCTCGTTGTAGACGTCTTCAGCCGGAGCGATCATCTGCTTAAAGCGTTCGGCGATGCCTTTCTTTGCGGCGTTACCAGCTTCGTACTTACTCAAAATAGCAGACTGCTTCGCTATGACTTCTTTGCCGAAATTCTCTAGGCCGTCAAAAACGGGCTTAATCTCTTTACGCAGGATAGCTCCACCGATAGACGGCTCTTTCAGCATCGAATCGGCTAGAACCTTCGTAGGTCTATCGGACGTTACCATGTAGCCGGGAGTCTTATCTAAACCAGCCACGTCCTTAACAGCGGCCCGAATCTCGGCAGCGTTTGGCGCCATGAATTCAGGATTGATAATCTTGGGAGCGGCTTCCCTAGCAGCAGTAGTAGCAGCACCAGCAGCGCTAGGAACGCCCTTCATAGAGAGCATTCCGGCTAGCGGATCCGTCACGATATCCGCTACGAATCCGGCAGGGGTAGCAATACCGGAAGGAACGCCCGCTTGCTTTAGAGATTCGGCAGAAGAGGGAGCGTTGCCCTTCAGAGCCGCTGTGATATCCCCCGAGCCTTCTTTACCGCCCGTAGCGATACGTTTAGCGATCTCCTTTACCCCGGTTCGAACGAGCCCACCGGGATAGCCGAATGTTTCGAACATCGCCTTAGCTTCGGAATCAGGAGCTCCGGTAAACCGGTCTACTACCGACTGCCAAAGGCTTTGCTTCGGACCGGTCATTGAGACTAAGGGAGACGAGATGCCTTCTTTAGCGCGCTTCTGTGCGACTAAGCTTCTTAGTTCGCTATCCGATAGGCCGGACGCATCAGCAGATGGAGACTTTGCAGCGGGAACGACAGAACTCGCACGCTTCTGCGCGACTAGTGCCCGTAAATCGTCATCTGATAAGTTTGATACGTCTTGCGCCATTTAAATTACAGCCCCAACTCTTTAAGCATCGCGGCCCGATCCATTGCCTGCAATGGAGTGACGGCTTGCTTAGTTGATTGCGTTTGATTCGTTTTTTCTTTCGGCGTTCCACCAGAGCGAGTTGCCTTTAGCTGCTCGTCTAAGGCTTTGAAGAGAGGAACAACAATTTTGTTCTCCTGGAAGCCTTCGTCTTTCGCCAATCCCTTGTACTGGTCGTCAACTACGGACTGAATCTTTGCTTGCCCACGGACTAAGCTTTGGGACGCTCTCTGAAACTCTTTACGTAGCTCTGGAGTTAACCGCTGACCAGTCATCGCAGCGTTCCAAGCGTTTCTGAACTTCGTACCGACGCCGCCCGCATTCTCTGCGTTAGCAAACTCGCCTTCCCGAACAGTCGAACCGGGATCAACCAGTTTCATGAAAGAGAAGATGGTAGCCATATCAGCCGGGCCGAGTTGACCAGGGTTCTGGATAGTCTCGTTAAGCTTGTTCACTGCGCTAGAGATAGCGAAGCTGTCTTTAGTCACAGGATGGGCAGTCCACTTGTCGCGAAGCTTGCCCTCGTTCTCGCGCATCTTCTCTTCATCGTCGTCGCGGGTATAAGTTTCGTTACCAATCTTGTACTCGGACTTTTTAGAGAAGCGTTCTACGGGAGCAGCGGGAACTTGAGCAAGAGGGCTTCCTGCAGTAGCAGCAGCGGGAGCTCCGGCTACCAGAGGGCTTGCAGGCGTTGCTGATGCATCGGGCGCCGCAGCAGCGATGGGGGATTTCTTTTTAAATCCCGCCTTGGCGATATCTAGTTCGCTAGGTCCGCTAGGCTTTGCAAGAGTCCTAATATCGTTAGCTATGTTTAGCCCAGCACCAGCGACCTGCAATCCCTGAAGGATATAATCCAACGGGTTCTGTCTCTGAGCTCCACCCGGGCTATTAATTCCAATAGGCATTTAAAATCCTTTTATTTGTTGGCCCAATTCAAAAGCGACTTTTGTCGACGGATAAATGCTTCGTTCATTGCCAATGGGTTAGCTTCCGCAACAGCCTGTGGCGCTGCACTCGCAGCTATATCGGCAGCAGGCGAGGCGAACTTATCCAAGAGTTTCGATCCGCCATCGTAAATAGAAGCGGCAGTTCCGAGCACGCTACCGGCAGTAGAGATAGCCTCTAGTAAACCAGCCTTTTTCTTCTCGTCGATAGGTTGAATTCCAGCAGGCATTACGCGATTACTCCCCCGCCCTGACCTTTAGGGCGCTTTGATAAATCATACGCTTTTTGAAGCACAGGGCCGTAATCGGTCCGCATCTGATCACTGATAGATGGGTCGTTTAAAGCGCTTAAAGACTTCTCTAGGATTGCGCTAGGTGCAGGAGGAGTGCTCGGCTCAGAAAGAGCGGCGGCCCTACGAGAAATAGCGGAACCAGAAGAGATGGAACCAGGCGATCCAGTTCCCTTTACTGGATCCACTATCTTATCAGCGATACCGCCCGCTGCGGCGCCGAGTCCCGCACCGGTTGCCGCTCCACCCAGGGCTGCTCCGAGAGCAGCGCTACCGGCCAAAGAAGCACCACCAGTAGGCACGGCCAAGATAGCACCGGCAGCCATGCCGAGAGCCGTTCCGATACCTGCTAGAAGTCCGCTACCGCCACTAGGTTTAAGCGTCGAACTAATTTGAGTAGCCATCAATCAACTCCCTTAGGCGTAACCGTATTTTTTCAAGATAGCGGCTAGGTTTAACTGCTCGGCGTTTTTACCGCCGTATCCGTCCTGTACTCCACCCAAATTGCGAAGAGCTCCATCACTCAAGTTAGCAATCGCAGTACCAGCGTTAAGCTTATTGGCCTGGATCGAAGCATCTAGGTCTTTTTGCTGCAGCGCTAGATTCGCGTTTTTAAAAGTGACGTCCGAATCAAAAGTCATTTGCTTAAAAGCCTGGTCTTTATCAAAGAGCTCTCGATTAAAGATGCGGCCCTTCTCGGCTTCGTTTTGCGAGTATTTCTCGTTGTTCTGAGCCATCTCGATATCTTTGACAGCGGCCTGGGTATTCGCGTCCGATACCTGATCGGCCTGGCCGGCAGCTTTAACGAAGGCACCAGAGTTTAGATTGCCGATAGCGGCGAAGCGGCGCTTCAGCGCTTCGTTGTTCTGCGTCTTAGCAGCGTTACCCTGCTGCTGCGCTCTTTCTTTTTGAGCAGCATAAGCTTCGGCGCGTTGCGCATCTAAAGCAGCCGGATCCGCTGCCGCAGTGGGAAGCCCACTCTTTGCTAAGCCAGGTTGTGCAGGTTGTGTGCCCACCGGCATAGAGACGCGCTTTGCTGTGGCGTCGGTACTAAATAGCGCAGAGGCCATTATCTTCTCCCTCGATCGTTGTAGAACAGAGTTCCCCGTAAGACTTTAAAAGCTTGTCCGGCCACTTCGCCGTTATCGAATCTAAATTGAATTTTCACTCCGTTGGCGGTTCCCGTCTCTATTTTAAACGGTTTTCTTATAGAACCACCACCCCAAGTGCCGGTACCCCAAATAAGAGTCCCCCAAATACCGCCGCCCGGGGAAATATTCACCGGCTGTCTGTCGCCCACGCCGATATCGGAATCGATACGCTGCGTAATCCCAACGTCCCAATTACCCAGAGTGCCCATCGTGAGGTTTAGACGTCTAAAGTCCTTGTGATGCTCTTTCTGGTTTTTGAATCCTTCTAGTTCCTTCGTCCAGTAGTAGGAATTAAAGGCCTGTCCATCGTCGGCATAAGAGCCGGGGACTTCGAGACGGTATACGAATCCGGTAGGCTCGTTGATTCCGCAATAGAGATTTCCGTTAAATATTGTGAAGAAAGTAGGGCTAAACGGGTACTGCATTGGCCACCACGCACCGTTAGCGCGCTCTTTATCACGCTGCACATAGTCGAACACGTACACGCGGGTGTTAGAAGTGGCGATAGCTCCGTAGGGAACGGCGTACCAAAGCTTGTTATTGAACCGGATACCGAAAACCTTTGGCAGCTGACTCGTATTAAACAGCCGAATATCCGGCTCGATCCGATCCGACTTAGACTCCGCCTGTATCCCGGAAATGCTCAGCGATACGAGATCAGGAACCGCGGCGCTACCCGTCATTGCAGCAAAGTTAACGACGCCTTCGAAGTTGCGGCCCAAATACATCTGGTACTTGTCGTAATCGACAATCGAGTAATGGCCCGCAGCGCCGTACTTACCTTGAGTACGCAAAGGAACCCAGTTCGCGTCGTCCGTATCCTGCATGTACAGGTTCCATGGAGTGACGTCCTTATAGACCGATAGAGCATCGCCCTGGACGCCTAACCCGCGAACTAGTTCCCCGTCCCCGTCTCCGAACTTCTGGAAGCTTAGAACCTTAACGACGAACGGATTACCTAGGTCCGAGTAGTAAATGAACTGGTCATCTACCGCCTTAAAGAAAATCCGCTCTTTATGAGTTACCGCAAACTCGAACTTCGGAGGTTGGCCCTGGTCTAATGGAGCAGCAGCGCCTAACCCAGCGTTGGGAGTGTTATCCGCGTAAGTCGTCGTCGTATTATCGTTAATCGTAGTTAGGAGAAGGAACGTGGTCCCGGTAACTACGTCCTTACGATAAATCTTACGAGCCGACACGCCATAGCTGGTGGGAGCGACTGGGATATTGGTTAACCCGCCTATTTGGCTAACGTAGGTAATCGTCGTCGTATTGCTAGAGACGTCTCCCTCTACTACGTACGAGTTAACGTAAGAAACTTTGTACTGATACGAGCCGGTTAGCGTGCCGGCAGAAGTACCCGAGACAGCCGGAGTCGAATTGGGCTGAGGGATTCCCATCCGGGTGAAGTCCGTACCGTTCCACTTATAGTTTTCGCCTACCCCGTTACCGTAGAACGCTAGGTTCTGGTAAACGACTTGGCAGACATATCGACCAGCCGTGTAAACCGACTGCGCAGATGGGACGGTGGTAAAAGTAGTAGCTACCCCTTCCAGGGTGTACATCGAACCGTTCCACCAACCAACCATGGTCTGATTGCCATCGTCTCTTCGAACGGTGTACAGGCCGTGATTGGCGAAAGAACCAACGGCAACGGTATTAAACTTTGAAGAACCGTATCTAGACTGAACGCCGCCCAGGTCGTCCGAGTACGCGTTTAAGCAGTCCGGCGATTCGTTATCCGCAATAATATACGGCTCGTATTTGTTGTTCTTCCCGCCGTCGAATGCTGGGAGCGGATATTCCTGAGGCATTAGGCTATCCCGGTGTCTGTAGTTACAAGATTTTCCTCAGTCTGGACGCGAGGCATCTTATCGGCGTAACGGCGGCGCTTCCACTCGTCGGTAGTATCTATAATATCGCGCTGCCAACGGGCTTCGAATACGGGGATACGAGGATCGTCTACTTCTTTAAGAAGCATGTAGTACGCAACGCCGTTAACCAATCTTCCGTGAAACTCGGCAGGAATCGGAATGGTCGACGTGCTCGTAATCGAACCAGGATTATTGATAGTCCAAAGCTTAATCGTGTAAGCGGTATCGGGAGTAGGGAACAGAGTATAAGTGCTACCCCAAACGATATAGTGCGTCGGACGCCCAATGGGAGAAGTAGTGCCGGAAAGATTCAGCGCAAAATACTGACGCTGAGTCATCGCTTCTAGCTTCTGATTGTCGTAAGTAATCTGCTTAATTTCGATCGCATCGGTGGGGAACGCGTATTCCGCCTGGCTGATTACCGAAGTCGTAGTACTAGTCGTCTCATAGCATTTCGCCCTCTGGATTAAATCCAGAAGAGCGAAATACAGACAATCTTCGATGATTTCGGTCGAGGACCAGAAGGTAGACGAGCTCGCGTTCAAGCGCCTACGAGCAGCTGACTCTATTTGACCAGGCGTCACGGTCTCCACCCTGTGCAGAGCGAACAAAACAAAGAGCAGGGAACCCCGTGAGGGCAGCTACTTTGATTTCGTCCGCAGTTTAGTTTTGGCGTCGTCATCAACCATTTGCTCCATATGATTCAGCTTAATGTGCTCGTCTAGCTCATCCTGCGAGCTAAACTCTTGCCGATCCATTTGGCAGATAAATTGCTGCGCCTCGTTGCCGGACAGTTCTACGGGCATCTTCTCAAGGCGAATTCTCTTCGGCTTTAAGTCGTTGCCCATTCCGTCTCGTTCGATCGGCGTGTACTGCCCACGGAACTGAACCGCTTCAGACCATTCCATTTTAACGAATCCCTTCGCAGGGACTCTAATCTCTTCGCCTTTGAACATCTCGACGTGGTCTTTATCGTGATCGTTCCAAACCTTAGCAATACACTCAGCCATTTTTCCTATCTCCTATTTAATGAAAGAAAATTACTACTCGTCGCCGCCGTAAATCTTATACGTGGCGCCATTGTCCATTGCAGCACTAGCGAAAATCTTCAGATACCGGAATCCTCCTGGAATCGGAACGATTGCGCCCGTAATACCGCTAGGAATTACATACGCGTTCACGGCTACCGTAGAGGAGTTAATAGCGGGATGACATACCACGCTAAAGACGCCCGCCATGGATTCCGCTGCGTAAATACGATGCTCGCTGTTCGAAGGAACAGAAGAGATCTGCATATAGACCGATGCGTAAACACGGCCTAAATCTATGGCGCTAGATAAGCTATTACCGCTAACCATCGATACCGTGTAAATCGACTCACATCCATGACCCATGGGAGCGCTCCTTTTATCGGCCTAAAGCCAAAATCGTGAACACGTCACCGGACACGCAAGACGAGAAAAAAATCTTGCCGCCAGAAGCGACTGAGCCCACTTCGGTGTTCTTTTTAATCTTAAAAGCTGCAGTAGCGCAGGAAATAGGGCTCATCTGAACATGGTCAATATTGGACAGACCAGTAAAGACCGAACCGCTCGCCGCGTCGGCAACGACATCAATTTGCATGCAGCGTTGATTGCCGTGGACCGTTTTTTCCGTAAAAGTAGCTGTGTAAGCCATAGTTTTCTCCTTTGTACTAGAATAACAGTTTAACCTGTTTTTCTTTTGATATTTCCATCTGAGGATTTTCGCACTGCTCCCGCATATGCTCGTGGTGCGAGAACATCTTTGCAACCTCGTTCAAAGACATTTGAATAATCTGCCGGATATTCCCACCCTCGTAAGCACCTAAGCAACCGCCTTCGGTAGCGTTAATGTAGATACCCGGGCAGCTAGTAGCGACGTAATCGAACCAGCTCTTAAAATTGTAATAGGACTGCCACGTGTAGCGCCGGTTCCCGAAGATATCAGGCACTTTAAACGCATGCCCGAGCGACGCGTCATACTTGGACGCCCAGCCGTGGAACTTCTTATCGTAGGAAAACGAGAAATCCGCTCCGACAAAGATGATAGTAGGTGCGGCCATAATGGCTTTAGCGATATAGAACGCTGCGCCGAGCACGTTCCCGCCCGTAGAGACGTAGGTATTAAAGCGCTCCACCTCTTCGATTTTCTTCATTAACGGATCGCTGGGAATCGGGCAGTGAAACCAGTAGATATCCCCCTGCCATTTCGAAATCAGCGTGGGATTCGCTCCGATAAACGCGAGAAGCGTCCGATTGGCAGTAAGCGCCCAATACTCGTCCGGGGTGCGGGTTCCGCCTTCGGATACTTCTTCCACCGTTACCGGGCCGGAATCTAGGGTTACGTAGTAATCGACCTCTACCCCGTGATCCTCTAGGTAGTGGAAGTTATGAAGGCAGGATATTACGGGCGCCTTCTTGGATACTTCGATCAGATCTAGAATATTCGTCTTTAAACTAGGTCCAGAGCCTACTACAACGCAGCCCATCCCTTGCAGCTTCTCAAACAGTTTACCTATCCCGTTCGGGGTAAATGGTCCTTTTAAGGCGTGGTTCTCTTGAACAGCCTTAACCCAAACATCCTTCCAACTCTCTACAGTAATCTCGTCGTTTGACGCAGATTGTTTATGCAAGTCCTTCGGGGAGACTGGAGGGCCATCGATGATGGGAGCGAATTCTAGGTCAATGTCGATCGTCTTTAGCATCCTATATCCTATTTAAAAAACAGTAAGCCGCCCGCCTCAACGCCAAGGCGGGCGGCCCACCGAACGCAGCTTTTTACAGCAAGCAGTTAACGATTGCTTCGCCAGTGCCCGCAGACACGGTAGCGATAGCCGCTTTGCCGACTACATACGGAGCAACGATGCCGGTACCAGCAAGGGCAGCGGCGGCGAATACGCCGTCGGCTCCTGCTACAAGCAAGTCACCAGTAGTGCAGATCGAGTTAGCGTGCATTTTGATTTTCGTGTGACCGCGAGTCACAACCCAACCATAGGCACCAGTGGTGATCGTAGCGTGGTAGCAAACGCCTGCGAAGGCATCGACACCAGTTACAGACGACACAGTGACCGTGTAACCAGAGGTACCAGTCTGAACAACGCCGTTACCGACGGTGATCTGAGAGTTACCGCCGTTGTACACGTAGCAATAGTACCGTCCAGCGAAGTTAGCCCGAGTTCCTAGTTCAACACTGGGGACCAGGGTAACAGCCGATACGGATTCGAACAGCGATGGATTTTCTGAATAAAAAGGCATGTTCTGTTCCTTTCCTTTATGCGGTTAGCGCGCTTGCGTAAGCGTGCATACGGTTATTAGAACTCGCGAACACGCCCATCCAGTAGATATGCGCGACTTTGATGTTCTGGTTAAGCGGCTTCGCAAAGGCTTCGAACCGGAAGTTCTCGTCTTTGTGAGGCAACCATTGCAGGTAATCTTCGTTGAGCATAGCGACCGAACCAGCCGGTGCCTTCGAGTCAACAATGAACGGGATGCCGTTGAACATCAAAGAGCGGAATCCGCCCTTCACAGTTTCAGCGTCCATGAACCGTTGTTGCGGCTGAAGCATCAGGTAGTAGCGATCGAAGTTGGCTTGGGGAACCAAGACAACCGTCGGATGATCGGCATCGATCGTGGCAGCGCCGTACAGCGATTGCAGTACAGAGAAGCTCATCGTGGTCGAAGTCGAGTCAACTTGAGCGGCCCACCACGAGTACGCAGACTGGGAAATCCCGCCGTACGTATTCGAAGTCGAGAGGAAGGTGCGCAAGCCAAGGATGTCCTTAGCGTTGGAACCCGTACCCCAAGCGGCAGTAGCCATCAAGTCACGCAGCGATTTCTCGGCATTCTTTACCTTCGAGGTAACGAATTTCAAGATTGCAGCGTCGCCCGAGTTTTTCAACTCGTCGCGGCGGTTGATCACGATCGACTGGTAGTATTGCTTCCAATCGAACGAAGCCGCCGTGATGACGTCGTTATCGCTGTTGTTGAGGGTATCAGCACCAGAGTACGCGCCGCCTGCTCCGTTTTGAGCATATTCAAGAGGAACCTGCACCATCGTTCCACCATCAATCGGAGTTTCTTTTTTCTTCATCCGACTGAGTAAGGGAATTTGCTTGAAGATGTTATCCACAAGCTTGGGCATGATCTTGACTTGAGTGATGGCACTAATTTGATCGTAAGAGAGAGCCATGTGTCAGACCTTTCGAGTTAGCCGAGCTCTTTTAAGCCTTCCATCATGAGATCCTCGTATCCCCGATTAAGGTTCTTTGGCGTGCTCAGTCCATTGGGACGCTTAGAAGTTACAACACCAGCCTTGGTTTTTGACTGGATGTTCTGCTTCAAAGCTTCCTTAGATTTGAGCTCGTTTCTGGACACTATATCGTTGAACAAGTAATCACGGGCGGCGGCTCGGAAATTGTTTATTCCATTTTTTTCCGCGTGGATCGTAATTCGATCCGCGAGGACGAGACCACTCCCATCAGCAGTAATCCAATCGAGATCGGGGTACTCCTTCTGGAAGCCTTGTATATGCTGCTCTAACTCTGCGTCCTCAGACTGGATGCGTTTCATGTCGGCTTCTTTCGTCTTTTCAGACAAAAAGCCATCAAGTTTCTGTTCCAGTTCGGTGATCTTAGACAGAGAAGCCCGCAGCGCGGGGGTCATCTCGGTGTCGCCATGGATGCCGTCGGCATTGCCCGCTCCACCGGAAAGCTTGTACTGCTGAAAACTAGAAGTAACGTGCGACCACCACTCTGGATTTTCCTTCGCTACTCGGTCTATTTCCCCGTAGTAGCGCTCCATCTGAGTGCCGGACTCTTTTTGTTTCTCAAATTCTTGGCGCTCTACGTTCAGAGCACGCATGCGCTCGGAATAGTTCATTCCCATCTGCATCAGGGGAACTTGCTTATCCGGTGCGATAGCCAATTTTTGCCCGTTATGGACAATCTCGATCGGCTGAGACATTACGGCAGCGCGCTGCTCGGGAGTCAGGCTAGCTAACGCCTGCTGAACGCGCGAAACAATAGGATCGACCGGGGGAGCTCCGGCTTCGTTAGACTCTGGAGCAGTCTCGGACGGATCGATAACCTTATCGTGGTCTGGAGTCTCTAGCGGTTTTTCAGATTCCATAGGAATCCGCTCCTGGTTAGGAGTTCCGCCACTTAGTAAGTTATCAATTTCCGCGTCTGACGGCATAGCGCCCGTATCAGACATCGGAATTCCTTCTTCGATCTCCATCACATCTCCTATTTATTTTTGAATGAAATCTTACTGCATCGGGACGCCGCGCGCGCCGCCGATCGAGTCAACTTGCTGCGGCTCTTGCTCTTCCGCGCCGCCTTTACCGCCAACGCTTTGCATGATTTCTTGCAACAAGCCCTGGTAGCTCTCGCGAAGAGAAGCAATCTTCTGAACCAAGTCGTCCGAGACGCCTTCTTGCGGGAGGAGCTCTTCCATCTTCGAAAGAGCAGTGCTCACACCGGCAACCATCGACGTGAACGGGTTCTTCTCGTCCCCACCCATCTTGATGATTTCGTCTAAACCGTCGTCCATTCCGCCTTGCGCCGCGTTAGGTTGTTTCATGTCCATTTTAATTATCCCCCAACCGCTTCCGGTTGTTCAGTAGGTTGGCCTTGCTGAGCATTCGCTGCGGCTGCCTGTTGTTGCCGTTGTTTCCACTTAGCGATTATCTGCTCTCGCTTAGGATACTCGATTGTATCCAAGAAATCTTCCGCATCAAGTACACCCTTATCAAACAGGCGTTCCGCTTGCGAATCTCGTTTAGCCTTCATGAACGGGAGAGCCGTACCAGTCGAGATACGGATATCCAATTCCGACTTAAGAGGAACCTTCTTAGGAGTTCCGAAAGTCCCGCCGCCCATTTCGTTAGGCATGTACTCGGAGTAAGTCGCTACCTTGTTCCCTTGGTTCGGGTTAGGCGTTCCATCTGGAAGAGTTTCGTTCTCGTCCTTCTCGACCATAAACTTAAAGTACTTTGGCGCTGCGTCGGTCTGATTCGTAATACGAACTACACGGGGAAGGCTGTAGTACTGAAGGATTCGAGAGCACATTAGGAACCCGATCTGAGATAGGAACGCATCTAGGTTACGAGCCTTAGCCCGGAGACGGGTTTGCGATGCTTCGGTAAGCTGAGAGATAGCCTCCCCGGAAAGATTCGCCTTAGTCAGAGCGCCTTGGCTGATTTCGTTCTGCCCGCTGATCTTGGACGCCACATCGCCCATGAAGTACTGCATCGTGTTAATCAGATAAGCTGGAGGGCTGATTCCAGGCTCTTGGCGGGCTTCCCCGCCTTTCTTCTTAACGATAATCATCCCGGGTTCGTTGGTGATGTTATCTACATCGACCTGCGCTTCGGAATCGATTACCCAGTGCGGATTACCGGTAATGATCATGTAATCCATGAAGTAGGAAATCAGCTTGTTCGTAATGTCCTGCGGGGATTTAAGCGGCCCGATTTCGCCTTCTCCCCAAAACGAGCGAGGAATGATGTCGTTAACCAGGCGGGCATAGGGGTATTTCCCGTCGTCGTATTCGAGTTGCGCGTCTTCTAGGAGTAAACCGCAGGCGGTAACTATCTTCCGACCATTGGGGTACTTCTTAACGTGTTTTTCGACTTCAGTTACCACCCCGGTTTGCGGATCTGTGGACTTCTCGCAGGATGTCACAACGTCGTCGGACATAACGTAGACGGTAAGCTTAAGCGCTAAGTCTGGATTGGCGTTGTTACCCGCCTTGCTCTCAGACTGCATCATCCGGTTATCGACCGGGGACTTGAACGCAAACTCTTGCGCGTCATCGTTGTAAGAAGTGAACGAGATAGCCTCAGATAAATCGGGCTTAATCTTCTCCTTCTTATCCGGGTACTCTTCGCGCAATTCCTGCACGTCTACCGGCTCGGCAACGCAGAAGGTCTTACCGCGTCTATCGTTAGTATCCCTAGAGGATGGATCGGGGAAGATATGCGCCGGATCCGTGGTCTCGAAAGTGTAATCCCCGATACCCTTATCTAGCTCGGGAACCCATGGAACGTGTCCGATACCGGTGCCCATTACGGCAGCGTCAATCAGGCACTCGGCAACAATCATGTTGTAGGTATCCTTGTCCCATTTGGACGAGATGACCTGATTCATGATTTCGGAAAATTCAAAATCGCTTGGATCTTCGGGAGTCGTCTGAACTTGCGGCTGTGGATCGGTAAGAATCGGAATCATGTTCCGAATGCTAGCCGTGGTGATGTTAACCACCTCGCTATGGCGGTAACTAGGGCGCTTCTGACGCCATTGCTCCCCACGGAAGTACTTAAAATAGGTGTTCCACTCTTTATCGTACTTAGCTCGGGCGCGTTTGTTCTTAGTGAAAATCTTCTCGGCTAAGCGAACAGCCTCTTTCTCCTCCTGAGACATCTCGACTTCTTTAGTCGGATCGGAGGGAGTAGCTGAATGCTCGGGTAAAATGGATTGATCAGACGTCATTTTTCATCCTCTTGATTAAACTCAAGCGCCCTTCCACACATCGTCGTAGTTGGACTCTTCGACGTTACAATGCTTGGAGATATCTTCGTTACCGACTTCTATTAGACCGCGTTCCCTAGCTATCTGCTTAGCTTCTGAGTCGCTTACTACTTTACCCAGCGCGTGATTAAAGTATCGGTCCTGAACTGAAGTGCCGGCGAACCATACCTTACGGGGAAATGGGACGCGGGTAGCCGCTGACTGACACTTAGGACAGTTTGCCGGATCGGCGTATTCGGATACAGGACGAATTTCGTCAAACCGAAATTTGCATTGATTGCAGCAAAACTCGTAAATCATTGGTCCTCGTTAGGGTTACGCAGACTATCTTGACGACGCTTTAGGGCGTTTTGCTCCCGCATACGGCGCAGAGTTTCTTTCTCGTCGTCGGTTAAGCTGTTAATCGCCTCGCGGAATGATAACTCAACGGCTTTATCGTCCGGTTTATTTATCGCTTTAACCCAGGAATCGCCCATCAGAGAACCCTTTCGCGGCTACGTTTCTTTAACTGTTCCATTCTAGCAGCGCGGTCCGGGGATGCCGAGTCCCGCTGCGAAGGAAGTACGGGCGTAATGGAACCACCTACTCCATAGTCCTGCAATATCCCCATGGTCACATAACGGTCTGCGTCGATTCCATGATTGTACGCATCGACCGGCTTTTGTTCTTTGTGATCCTGATCGAAAGTATATTCCTTCGGTTCCGGGTAATGATACATCTCGTATTCATCCTTACCGTTGGGGTTCATATCTTCGAACATATGCCACTTGCCGAGCCGAATGAGCTCCGTCTGCTTATCTATCCCAAGCTGGATATCGTTATTCCCCGGGTATATCGGAAGCCCTTTGTTCGAAAGTTCCTCAATGTACTCCGGTCTAGAAGGATCAGCCCACAGCCGTTCAAAGTTATAGATAGCGTTTCGAGATAGAACCACGTTGAACATGTCTGACGCGATCATCCCGGTCTTGTAGTACTCGTCCACCCGGTAGTGGTGCCCGTCCGGGGTTACCGCCCTAACCACCAACACAAACGGATCCGTGTGTCCCCAATCCAATCCGGCAAAGTACTTAGTTCCCATCGGTAATGGCTGAGACCTTACCAGCGGGAGTTCGGGGAACACTAAGCCCTGCATTTTTCCGAACTGCCCTGCGTACTTCATCGCAAAGCGGCGTGGATCGAGTAAGCGCTTCTGTCTTTCGAATTCCTCTACAGGGAAGTAGGGGGAGTCTACGCTGCGAAGCTGTACCAGTAGCGTATCTTCCCGCTTACCCTTTAAAGTCTCATCCGCCATCGCAGCGAGCCAGTTCATCGCGTACGGGGTAGTGGTAACTAGGATTTTCCCCTGCAATCGGGCGACACGGCCCATGCAGTTCTCATAGAAGTAGTTCGCAACCATTCCACCCTCGTCTAGCCAAACGAAGATGCAGTTCGATATCCCTTCCATGGATTCCGGTCGGGTGCCGGTGCGGAAGTAAACCGTGGTTCCCCAGTGATATTTAAAGAAGTGCTCGGACCTATTGTGAACACCGTACTGCATGTTCATGGCTAGGAACTTTGGCAGCGTCGCCTGCTGGAGGATCTTGTAGGTAGGGGCAGCGATGATTAGGGTTTCTTCTGGCTTGGCGTGGAACGCAGTGCGCGTCGATACAGCGGCACCTACGGTAGTCTTGCCTGACTGAACTCCACCACAGAATAAAAGGTTCCTTACCTGCGGCCTTGTCTCGCGCCATATGATGTCCTGCTTAGGGTGTAGTTTCAGGTTCATGGATGCCCATAAGCCTCATGAACGCTTCCCGCGCTTGGGCCGGAACCACTGCGTTGCCCAGTCCGTGAGCTCTGTCCACGCAATTGGGTATCCCATCGCCTGTTCGATCCACTCTGGGTTTAGCTTGCCGCGGGGATGGCCAGGAATCTTCCCGCATTTGGCCAGAACTGTAATTGACCACCTGTCCCGGCCCGATGGACTTCCGTCGGCCTTCCGGCCCACATTCTTCCCGTAATCGCAGGCCGTTGGCGTGGGCAAGTAGGAACCATCGTTCTCGAATATGGACGGCTCCAACTTCTGCGGCTGATACAATCGTCCATCGACAATCGTACCCGAGCGAAGTGATGGCCAAACATACGTCGGGGAGTCCTCTAGTAGTGATAGCTGGGACGTTTTCCAGGAAGATGAATCGCGGTCGCAGTTCGCTAACCAATCTTGTGATTTCAGAGAATAACCCGCTTCGCTCTCCGCCCAGACCTGCTCCAAGTCCCGCAACACTGATGTCCTGGCAGGGGAACCCGCCGTAGATGATGTCGACACTAGGGCGCTGGACCAATTCACCGCGCAGTGTTCGCACGTCATCCCAGATAGGCGCTCTACAAAGTTCTCCAGTCCGCATGCGGGACAATAGAACAGATTGGGCGTATCTATCGTTTTCACAGTAGGCGACTGTTCGCACCCACGGCATGAGCGCAAGCGACAATCCTCCGATTCCGCTAAATAGATCCAAGCCATTAAGCATTCGCCTGCGCCGTTTTTTCCCAGACCGGATCGCCGGGCCTTAGATCTCGCAGAGCAATAGCTCCATTGAAGTGACTAGCCATCTCCGGCCCTCTGGCTTCTAGGTCTACGATGATGGACCGATATACCCCGTAGTTTACATCTAGATTCAGGGTGTCACCCTTCTTGATATCCTGCGTCACTTTCAGACGACGCCTTCCACGTGAAACAATATCCTGCTCCGAAGGGCGGGAGCATTTCGGGGAGCTATCGTAAAGCATGATGGCTGCTGTAGTTAGGTTGCGAATGTAAGAAGAGAGCTCCCTAACCCCAATCGAATGCTTAGCGTCCGGGGTATTAACCGGGTAATCGTAAGACCGGAAGTGCTTCTCGAATACCTTAGCGCCAAAGCCCATAGAGCAAAGCGCTACTAGGTCGTTATCCGTATGATCCGAGATGCCGATATAGGGGAGGATCGTATCGAAGTCGAACATACCAACCTCGTTCGAATCCCGTTCCTTAGTAGGGCGCTTAATCACCGTGCGCAATACGTGCGGCTTGTAATCCAATTCATTGGCTGGGTATGCGGCGACGCATTCTAGGAATCCGAAATCCGCTTCTTTATTCCGGCTTAGGATGTTCTCCACAACCGCCGCTACTTCCAACTCATGGGCAGCGCCGTTAGATACTAGGAACGGCTTCTTAGTAGCCATTACAGAAGCCAGAATTCCCTCGTGCTTCATCTCGCAGGACGCAATCTTGTGGATGTTCACAAACGGATCGACGACTCCATACCCGTTCGGCGAGAACGCAGTGCACATGAACTCTATATTGTTCTGGGAAGCGTAAGACGCTAACTCGGGAAGCCAAGCCTGTGGCAGTTCCCAGCGGTTCATACCCGCCATGCCGTACAGTTCCCGGTCCTGGTACATTTGAAACTTAACGGCTTGAGCTCCACATTTTGCAGCGTCGTAGATATGCCGGCGAGCCATCTCCAGGTTTACCCGGGCATCGTCTGAGACCTTCCAATTACTGCCTACTTCGGCGATTACCCAGGGCCCTGTGCTGGACTCTAAAGACTTATTCATTTCGTCACTTCCGGTTTACCGCTAGCACCCCTGCTAACGCCTAGCGTTGTAGTATCCCCGTCCGAAGTCTCTACTACGAAGGGTTTAATCTCGGCCACTATCTGGTGATCGTGCCGGTCTCTCCATCCGTGCCGGTTTTTCATCGAGAAAATCCAAATGGTAGGATTGAAGTTCCGCATAGAGAGGATCTGCCCGGTCTTTAGCTTCACATCGTTGCCGAGCATGGCAGCCTTACCGATCTGCTCCCACCAGAGAAGGCTTCTATCCTCCCCTAGCTTTTTGGCGTCGGAAAACTGGGGATGACGCTTCTCCCATTCATATAGCGTGTCCCGGCTAACATCGATGGTTGCGGCGAAACTCTCGTAAGACAGCCCATCAGCCATGTGGGCAATCAACGCTGCGCAATAAGATTTACGGTATTTGGTAGGGCGACCGCCCGGGTGCTTTGCCATTCCTATCTCCTATTAAGCAGATTCGATTGTATCAAAATGGAGCGCCGTGGTCGGATTTACACCGCCCTCTGCACCCTGGTGGGGTGCCGCATCGTTCTCTATGCTTACGGCGCGTTTTGGATAAGGTAACTTTAAAGACCGTATTTTACCTTCTATGGATTCGCAAATTGGCATTAGGTATCGATGCTTACCAGGAACTACTCTGCTTTTTGTTTTTTCTGTTTTCTGGTAGTGGGCACCGCGCATGTGCCTCCACTTTCCGCCCACAAATAGCTCAGTAGTAGGATTCGATCGACCGGAGTAAACCCAGTTACCAGCCTGATAAACCCCGCCGTGATGGCCTTCTTTTGGATCAGCAAAAGACACCACCAGTTTAACTCCGGGGCAGTGCTTCTTTAAGAATAGGACCGCGATAGCTACGATTCTAGAAACGGGTGTCTTGTGCCGATTCATTGCGATTCTTGTTAACTCGCAAATCGATACTTGAGGGAGCTCAAATTTTGCTCCTAGAAATGGAGACGCGCCGCGAGAGAAGATAACCACCCCGATAAACGCGTCGTCTTCCCATACACCAACCTTAACAAGCTTCCCGGTTGGTACGCATTTAGAGTAATGCCAATTCTTGCATGCGTACGCAGCCGCTTCATGCGTCGCCCAATTAAGCAATAACTTTGGCTTGGGTTCTTTCAAAATGTTCCTTGCAGTGTGGGCATTCCAAAATCTGAGTTTTATCCAGTTGCCCTTGCTCCTCTTCGGTCCCCGGTTCGAAGTCTGCCGGTTCTACCTGAAAATCACGGATTGCGAGGCGATCTAGGTCGAAATTGATACCATCTAACGCAGAAAGGTCCTCATTTATCCCCGCTAGATCCAATTTCGACCAGCTTTGAATCGCGTTATCCGCCACCCCGAAGGCGTATTCCTGATCCTCGTTATCAAAGTCCTGATACGCGACGGGAAAACTAGGCATTTTAAGTTTCTGCGCCGCTTGGAAGCGCCCGTCCCCGGCAACGATTAGGCCGGAGCGTTTCGAGATGATAATTGGGTGCCGAATCCCCTGGTACTTAAACTGCTCTACGAGCTCCGTAATCTGTTCCGGGGGATGGATATTTCTGTTCTTAGGGTTACGCGCTTTGGCAATTTCTGCGAGCGGCACCAGCTGAATCTCGCCTACCCGTTCGGTCAGAATCTCAGTCATTTCGTTCCCCATCTCCGCCTAGGTCCTACGTCTAAATGCAGTCTGTTCGGGTAGTAACCAATTCCGAAATTCTCAAATAAATCCTCTGCAATCTCTACGAACTGGGGGAACAGTGAGCCACGCAGTGGCTTAATATCTACGGCCATACCGTAGACGTGGAAGCTATGCGGCTTACCGCCCTCAGACGCGTTTCTCGGGCCACATCGGAATCCGGAAGTAATTACGTTCGGATCTCCGAGCCGGTCCCTTAAAACACTTATCCTTAGTAAGAGTTCCCCGGATATCAGAGTGACGGTGCAAAGCGGATCTGCGCAACGGCAGTCGAACTCGTTGGAATTGAAGCCTCGCGACACTGGCTCGGCTTGTCCTTTTAAGTAGTGCAAAATCAAGTGTACTCCAGAGCATCTTCTATCTCGGCGACCTTCTCGATACGGGCCGCTTCTCTACGCAGCGCTTCTCGGTCCGCCATCTGTCTATCCCCGGCTACGTGTACAGGGAGCAGGGGTTCAGGGCTTTGTTTCTTGGGGTTTAGTTTCTGAAGCAGCCCCTTCCCACTGTTGGTACTGCTCTTTTCGGTGGTCGATCCCAGCAAGCCCAGCGTAACAAGTGTTTGAAGGATTAAGAGGTTCACTATTAGGAGTCCTACGTTTGTAACCAGGACCACTGCATTGCTCGCCGTTGCCATATCTACGACTATATCGCTCATTGAATTCCTCCCGAGTCATCGCCCAGATCATCGAATCGATAAACTTACCTTCTCTAAAGTAAGACTGCTTGAACGTCCCCTCTAGCCGCATACCTGATTTAGAGAATAAGTTCTGCGCCGGGTTACCTTCGAAACTCTCACCCCAGATGCGGTTTAGGTTCTGATCATCGAATCCGTGCTGAAGGAGTAAATACAACGCGTGAGAGCCGTACCCCTCTCCGTGATGCTCCGGGCCGATATAGAGGCTAAACTCTGCCTTTTGATTTACCCGGTCTATAGAGGTAAGCCCGCAGACGCCTACTAGGGTGTTGTCTAGAGACTTTATCCCGAACATTTTAATCGTCGGATTCGTGTGCAGGTTCTTTAGCCAATTCTCTTGCTCGATTGCAGAGATGACCGAGTTCTGTCTACACCAGCGGCGAATCTCAATATTATTTCGCCATTCCCTAACCGTAGGCGGGATGTCCGCCGTTAGCCCTACGAGAAGTCCCATTTCTTTATTCACAATCAC